GATTGTCTGCTATATTGTTTGAAGGCGATTTGCGAAAGACTTCCTTTTTTAAAGTCTCTTCTTCGGCTGGTTCTAATTCGTCTGTTGCATCCGGGATTGCTTCTTCAGTTTTCGCGGCAGGCTGTTTCTTAACTACGACTTTCTCTGTTTCGTACTCTTCGATAACAACCTTTTCTTTAGTAACCAGCTTAAAATGTTTCGGTATTTTCTTGTCTGTTTTTTCTGTGGGCTCTCGTTTTTCATCCGGTCTTGAAGTAAAGGTTTCGCCCTTTTCCCAGAATCTATTTCTGAACCCAAAGCATGTTTTCGTGCAGATGAATTTATTATTTTTTACTGTCATTTTTTAACCTCATCTTTTTCTCGATGTCGTTATGGTAGGTAACGTACCCCGGCACAAGAGACCTCCCCTTGGTAAATTCTTTATATGTTTCATCACCGTACTTGAAAGCAAACTCAATCCATCTCCGCACTGCATGAAGCTTTACAATTCCAGCTTGCGGGGGAAGGTTGCCGTCAAGATCAAAGGTGTCATTGATTATTTTTTCAGCAACTCGGTTGTCTTCAGTGTATTCGTGTTTGTCAGACGGTCCTAGTGCGTGTTCAAACTCCGTGCAGTACCTTTTCAATATAACCGGCACAAATACCCACCGTACAGGCCGTGAACGGTTGATCTTCGTTCAATTCCACATTTACAATAAACGCCCAAGTCTTCCATTATTTTCATTAATTTAAACAGTTCCGATAACGTTCTGGGTTTTACAACCACTTTCCAACAATTCATGCAAAACTTTGGCACAAACTGTGCATAGTTAAACATGATATGGTGCCACAAAGCGCACCTTCTTTTAGGGCATCTTTTTACATGCACCCAATCTGTTTCAAACGCGGCCCGGTGTTTTATAGTAATTCTGCCGTCTTCCGGCCTTATATAAAACTCCCCCGCCTGTAATAGTGGTTTAAACAGCGCCACAACGTCAAGCTGTCGTAGCGTTTCATAGTTAAAGTCCATAATCTCCTCCTTAGTTTATGGGGGGCATTACGCCCCCCCAGGTTGTTACTTCTTGCTTGCCGCCGGTGTTTCGGTGTCACCACCTAACCACGCTGTAATCTGACCAGCAGTCAACACAGCAGTTGCAATGCCGACTTTCAGACCAACATACCGTTTATAGGCCATTGCCGGAAGTTTTTGCCGCTTGAGAACATCCCCGTCATTCGGAGTCTTGTCCCCGGTAAAGGTTATAATCGTGGTCGAAGAGGTTAAGGCTTCTGCGGCTGACGTAACCAGAGAATAGGTCACAGCAGCAGAACCGCCAGAGGTAAAGTCTTCATCTTCACAAATGCAATGAAAAAACATGTCCCCGCCTTCGCCAAGCTGCGGGTATGCTGCTGCTCCAAATGCGTTTTTACCGGTAGCCCCAAAATCAAGCACGTCACCGATAATCGAAGTTGATCCGGAACTGATACCGTCAAGGTCATCAGAGTCGGTAATACCACTTCGGCCACGGTGTTTGCGTCAAGCTTGCGTACCGGATGACCAGCAAACATTGTTACGGGACCACCCGAAAGTCCATTGCCGCTGTCGAGGGTGTAATTGATATTGGTCTTGTCTTTCGCAAGCTTCCACATCTGCGACCAAATATACTTATTGCAGTATATGGATGCCCCCATGCCTTCGTTCGGCATAAACGCAAGAATATCAATCAGGTCATCTTCGTCAAACTCGTTCGATCCACCAGTGAACTCAATATTGGCAACACGGGCGATGCTTCGAGAATCGCGCACAACCAAGCCAACATGAGATTCAAAGTGATCACGGTATCCCTGAAAGTTTTTCCCGTTCGTGTCCTGAAGGGTGACTTCCCCAAGATCCTGATGGTTAATACCGAAATTAGCATGACCCTTCGGATACACGAAATGAACCTTGTCCAGGCCCCACTGAACAACGTAAATTGAGGTAAGGTCAGATCCGGTGCCGCTTGCTCCGATAACGTTTCCATCGGCGTCAAGATCGGGCATTCTTGGTGCAAGTCCGGTAATTTTCTCAGGATCGGTTGCAGCGTTCCCATAAACAACTGCGCTTGCAAGCGTCTGGGACATACCTTCGAGGAATGCGCTTGCTTCCTGCATACGAAACTGTTTGGGGTTGGGGGATGCGTCAACCAGAGTCTTATCAACTTCCGAATAGCTTTCCAGCATACCGATAGTTTCCACGACCGGAATGGTCTGGCTGGACTCGTTTGAAACACCCTGATTAATGCGCCTCCATGTACCAGTCGGCAAAGTCAAGCGCCGGGTAATGCGATGGGAAAACGTATCGTTCGCCTCAGTCCAGGGAGCGTCCCTTAAAATAGGGTTACTCTGCGCAAGGACTTCAGCAATCTTAGCCGCAGAGCCGTCCGGGTCTTTCCGGTTAGCCAGTTCGGTTAAGGTTAGCTGTGTATTTATTACTGTAGTAGTCATGTTTTTCTCCTTTATTTATCCATTGAGGGGAAGTTAAGTTGCGGAGCACCGGCGTCTGTTCGATTCATTTCTTTTGGTTTTGCAGTAGAACCTTCAATCCAAGTATCTTCGGACGTATGTTCTCCTATTTTAACCATAGCCTTCACCATTGCAGGATGATTCCCAAGCCCGGACGTGTTAAGAAATTCAACAAACTCAGCATCAAAAACGTTCCTGACCGCTGTTTTCGCTGTTTCAATCTTCACGTCATACTCTGCCCCGTACTCAGTCTTCAGTTTTGTAATATCGGCTTCCTTTGCCGTAGCAACTTGAGTTTTAGACGCTTCGGCTAATTTAGCGTCATTATCAATCCCGGACTGAACCATGAGCGTGTACTGGTCTTGTGTTAAGCCTGCTTTATGGCAAAATTCCCTGAATGCCTTGTTTGATTCTTCGTTAAAAGACATTCCTTCAGGCACGTCAAACTTGTAACCGTCTATATTTTCCGGCACGACCGGAACCTTCCCCTGTAATTCGAGATATCCTGCTGCTAATTGTTCCGGCCCTTTAAAACCGGTAATTGATTCGTTCATTTTCACCGCTTCATCCTGGAAACCGGACACCCAGGAACCTTGATCGCCAGCGTCGCCCGTGTCACCGGTGNNACCAGTTAATACAGTTCCATCACTCATTATTTCTTCTCCTTGTTTCGTCAATTAATACATCTAGTGTTACACCGCAGGATTCCATGATCATCCCGCCTATAAGTCGTTTGCCTTCATTATGGTAAGTCCATGCGTTTCCAGTCATGGTCTGTTGAAACGTCATGCACTTAGTCATTAAATCCTTAAACACCATTATTCCGTCTTGCTTTGTGGCTCCTTCAGTTCTAAACCCGAATACTCTCTGATAGGCCAACCTTAAAAGTGCTTGTTGCCGAATAGATTCTTTAGTAGTCTCTTCATCTTTTTCCTGTTGTAAAAAATAATCCATTAGGCCATGTCCGTTAAAGCGTTTTTACCTTCAGTATCGGTTTGAGATAAATCCTTTGCCATACCAGCAGCGGCTTGTTCCCTCATAAGCGCAGCGTTTTCCTCTTGCGCTTGGCGCCTACCTTCCCGAATGTTCGCTACTTCATCAAGCGGCCTTAACATTCTTGGAGGCACACCGACCATTTCATAGTATTCCCTGATTGTTGCATCCGGGTCTATGTTGTCGGTTGCTTCAGGAAACATTGTCACCATACCACCTACCAAGCCCAAAGCTCTATCAATCGACTGCACACCGGCAAGCTTCTGGGCTTGCGCTAAAAGGCTGATATACTCAATTTTAATGTCGGTGCCTTCAACATCGGCCATTTCCATAGGGATTGGAGGAACCGCACCGTTCCGCTGCATGATCCCAAACACTCTATGTAAAATCGGATCAAGCCCGTCCGTAAACTGGTTTTCAATTACCGGGCCTAACTGAATTAGTTTTTCCTCTTTTTTCTCAACAACTTCCTGAGCCGTTGCTCTATCCCCAAGCAGTAATATAAATAGGTCATTATGAAATCCTAATTTTATTTGTTCCCTCGTATCTCGAATCGTTGAAATAACCCCACTGTTATCGTATTGAACTTGGTATAACGCTGTGAGAGAATCCTTTTCGTTTAAGCCGGGAGTATTACCGCCTGGTCGGTGATCAACGCTCCCGGAAAAAGCTGAGGTTGATTTTGTCGGGGGGTCTACCTGCTTATCTATTGCTCTAAGATTCTTTGAATGAAGGGTTTGCAACATTTTAACGTTCCCAAGCTGCCTGCGGCCAGGGTAAGAGCTTCCATAAACGTTGCTACCTATTCGCTCCCAGACAGGGGCAGGGCATGGAAACTCAAAGAAACCACCTTTTTTCAAGATTTCGTCTGTATTTGTTTCGTAATAAATCGATTCAAAAGGAAAACTATCCAGGTTGTCTGGCTTGTGTGCTTTATTCGGTTGTACGCAGTGGGTTATTTTAAACCAGGACTCTTTACCAGCATCAGACTTTATATCGTTAGAACCTTTCCCAGGCCATTTTGTAGTCACCTGTTCCCCGGTCATCCAGTAAGACCGATACAACGTATCCACAATTCCATCAGCGTTTCTTGCCATATAGTACTCACCAGCGGTTAAGCTTCTGAATCGCACCATTGTTGCCGGGGACTCCTCGATAAATATTGGTCCGGTGCCGAAAAATGCTTGCTCCGCGTATACGTTGTAAATAGCACTGTAAAAATTAGACTGCGCTAAAACTCGGTAAATACCTTTTTGAACAGATTGTAACCAGTTCATTGTCTGCCCGGTTTTCCTATTAGCAGCCCAGGACATAAAACCGGTATCGGCCAGTGATAACCGCAACCACGGAGAGGAGGGGGAGGAGAGCCCTCCGCGGATACCACTGACCAAAACCGCTCCGGCCTGGGTAGCTGAATCATCTATTATTAAACTGAAGCTTTTATTACCGTCATTGGGCTTATCCCCCTTAGACTGAAAACAACCCCTTTCAGGGCACTGGTATTGAGCGACATCCTGCCAGGTACTTTCATACGTTAGCCGATCCGCTCCTAACCCTTTTAGTCTAAGCTGATATTTATCGGTTTTCATTTATCCACCCAATAATGTTTTATGAAAAACTGGGGCTGGTGTTGTGATACCGGCCCCACCAGTTAAAAGTGTCGATACAGGGCCTTTCTTTCTTTTCTGCGCTTCGGCCCTTGA